CGGTAACTGAGCCGGAAATCGTCAGCCGCAACACTGCCGTAGTGCTGGCGAACGCTCGGATAGAACCGCCGTTTGGTACGGCCTGACCGAGCAGTCCTGCGAGCATGGCCGATTCACCGGCGAGGACTTCCTGCACCCAGACCGGATCGACATCATCGGCATCAACTCCGGTCGGTAGGATGTAGAGGCTCAAGGTTTCCGAATTCGTGCTGCTGTTGAAAACGGACGCCTGTGCGATCGAGCCGATACCGTTGGTTTGGCTGTAAACGAGGTCGGTCGTGGTATCGCTGGTGCCGGCGATCTGATCGTTCAGCGCCATCGATTTAGGGGTTGTGGGCATATCGGAAATCCTCGTATGCAGCGCGCCCACCTGGGCGCGCAATGTGGCCAGCGACAGCAGTACCGATGTTTCGACGTCGTCGCAGCGAGCAAGCGCAGCGGCTAAGAACCCGACGCCATCGTGGCCATCGGTTCCCGGTGTGCCTGGCGTTCCCGGCGCTCCCGGAGCGCCGCGCAGGCTCGACATTGAAATGAGCTGTGTCCAAGGCCCGTCAGTCGTCGTGCGGTACTGCAGGAAGCCGCCGGAAACTTGGAATTCGATGTAGCCGGATCCACTGCCACCGCCTTCGCCCGAGCTGCCGCCGGTGAGCGCCTGCCAGAGCTGAAAAATGACGCGATTTAACTGGCTGAAATAGTCATTGAGCGCGGGGTCGCGCGCGAACTGCTGGGGCACGCGTGCGGGCGGCTGATTGACGCCAGCGGTCGGCATCAGATACCCGCCTCAATGTCGGCCGTTGCAGTCAGCAGGGTGCAATGCACCGGATCGGAAACGCGGAAACGCACGACGCGGGCCTGGAAGCTGCCGAGGCCATCCCACGAAGCCGTTGCGAGAAAGTTGCCCATGCGGCCTATCTGTCCGCGCATTTCGTTCGACCAGGTGCGTCCGGCGTCATCTGAAAAAGACATCATGATTTCAGGCTCGATGCCTTGGCCGTTCGCAGTGCCGTCGCCAGCCTGAAATTCCAGCTCAAGGCGCCCCATGTGCAGATCCCGCCCTGGCGCGCCGAGCAGCTTGCCGGTGATCGTCGCCGTGACGCGCTCGCGAATGATGGTGCGCGTTGGCGGGTACTCGGGCGCGTCTTCTTCCAGCGGGATCGCATCGCCATCGATGCACAGCTCCGGGCGCCATTCGAGTACGTACTGATCATGGGCAATCAGGTGTTTGCCGTAGCAAAACGCGTAGGACGTCGCGAGGTGTGCGTCGTAGCCGGTGGCGCGCTCGAACCACGCTGCCGATTGCACGTTGTAGCACCAGGTCTTGTTAACGGTCGGGAAGGTGAGCTGGTAAAAATCCTGGTCGTCGATTTTGAAACAGAAGCCGATCGCATTGTCGACGCGGCTGTAGGTCGCAAATTCCTGTGCAAGCGGGATCGTGCTGATCGGTTGCGCGTTGGCCCCGTTGAGCACGTATACGCTGCGATCAGCGCCGAGGAAAAACACGCCGTGGTTGTTGTGATCGGTCGAGTAAATCGCGCCGAGACCGACCTGCATGCTGCCGCCATCGATGCGCGCGAACGGCGGGTTTCCGCTGCCGGAGTTGTACCAGCTCTCGATCGTGGCCGTGCCCATGAGATACAGCGTTTGCTGATACGCGTAGGGCCGCACCAAATCATCACCGGAGCTTTCCGCCGCGGCATAGTTGAGGCCATTGATGATGGCGAGGTCGCCCGGGTTGGAGACGACAAACCGACTTCCGAGGCCGTCGTAAATAGCCTGGCTGTTGAGGTAGGCAACGGCCTGCGGCTGTTCGAAGGCGGGGCTGCTCGCAAGTCGCAGCGACGAGCCATTGAAGCGATACACCAAGCCGCCGGTGACAATGATCATGTCGTCGGCGTTCGAGGCGAACACGCAACGCTTCGAGCCGCTGACAGTGCCGATTAGCGTTTGCGCGCCATTGGCATCGACACGAAAAAGGCGACCGCCCGTCACCTTGTACAGCTTGTTTTTGAAGATGTGCAGGCCGCGATCTTTCGCGCTCGGCATCGGTGAAACGACGTCTGTCGGCACGTCATCGTCGACAACCGTCTCAGTGAAAACGGTCTTCGCGAAATGCCGGCTGCCATGAACCTGCGCGAGCACCGCTTGATATGGGCTTTCCGTAACAATCTCAGGAAACCAGTTGCGACAAGTTTGCGCAGAGACCGGCGGCGACCGATGTTTGTACGCCGGCCCGGTCAGCGGGATATCGACGCGCGCCATTTAGAAATCGCTCACGGACTGCGCCGATTGATAGGTCGGGCCGAGGATGTGCCGGATATTTCCATCTGCATTTACAGCTTGCGCCGCGATGCGCTGGAGACGCTGGTCGGAGATGGAGTAATTCTCGGTGCGCTGCATCGCGACCAGCAACGTGACGTCATTCGCCACGCTGTCCGGCACTTCCTCGTCGATATCCCACGTGATGGCGTCGGTATCGAGAAGGCGGTTGTAAACCTCCAGATACGCCGCATCCATGTCGGCGTCCTGAGCAGCGGTCAGCGTTTGGCTGTTGGCAATAACGCCGAGCTTATTTAGAGCCCGCCACTTTATTTGTTCCTTTGTGGCCATCGCCCTTCGCCTCGGCAGATTTCTCATCGGCAGCAGCTTTCGCAGCGGCGTCTATTTCTTCGGCTTCCAGCCGCGCCAGCTCTGCCAGTTCCGCGTCCTGCTTGGCCTTCTCATCGGCAGCAGCTTTCGCAGCGGCGTCCGGATCGACCTTGCCGGGTCGCATTTCTTCGAAATACGGATTGCCCTGCAATTTCGTGACGTGTACGCGGTTGGTAATTTCCACGCCGATATTGCGAGGGAATTGATAGCCGAGGCAGTCGCCGCGAGCGTGGTCACCGATGTATCGAAATTTCGCCATGTGCGTGCAGGGGAGCGTTACCGCCCCCAGCCTCCGGATCAGGGGACGTAGTAATAAACGGCTACGCGAATCGTGCCGGCGACAGCTGTAGTGGCCGCCGCGGTCACATTCACGAAAATCGTTTTCTCTGCCGTCACCTGTTTGCGGTTGATGACGTAATCGCCGTTGCCGCGCGTGAAGCCGGCCGCTTGACCGAGGTTGGTGCCGTCGACCAAGCCGTCGACATCGTCATCATCGCCAAGCTCCAGCGACAGGCCGGTCGAGCTGTCCAGGTCGTCACACGCCAGCAGCGCATCGAGATAAACCGCGCCGGCCGGAATCTTGCCGAATGCAATTTTGTCCGCGAGTTGCAGCTCCGCCGTGGTGACTTCGTGCGTGGCTTCGAGCACGCACACTTGGCCGCCGCCGTGGCCTTTGAACGCGGTATTTTTGTACCCGTTCGCGTAGGTGGTTTCACCTGCCATGATCTATCTCCTAAAATTTTCCGAATTAGTAGATGCGCCCCGCAGGGCGCGATTAATCAGGCTGGCGATCAGGTGTCAGCAACGCCCGATACATAAACGGTGATAAGTCCGTTTTGCTTGTTGTTGAAAAACAGCTTGTCGATATCGTCCTTCAGCTCGACCGCAACGCCCGGTTGGAAGCCGTAATCCCACGTGCGATCAACGCGGATTTGCGGACGCTGGCCGAGGCCGAAGCCGACCGCCTGCGCACCACACAGGAAGCACGGCTCAACTGCGATGCTGCCGTTGCCAGCGGTGGCTAGTGCGGCCGACTGCGTGAGCACGGTGGTGATTTCCGGCACTTCACGGATGATGGTGTTGTCGTGCCACAGGTCGCCCGGCGTGAACAGCGGGTTACTCTTGCCGCGCTCCATCGCGTTCTGCAGGTTCGCCTGGTAGCCCGCGTTGTTGTAGAAATCGCGGAAGGCGTTCGTGCCGACGAACATGATGAAAATCTCGGCGCCGTCGTCGGTGCGGATAGGTCGGATGTGCGGATCGGCCACTTTCGCCATGCGCTTCGCGAGCGACACGATGGCTGGGGACAACTTATCGTTAGTGCTGTCGACGTTGGCGAGCGCGGCCGAGTGATCGTTGGCGGAGTTGTTGGACTTCGCAGCACCGAACAGCACGCGGTCGCTGTTATTCGCGAGCCATGCGTCCTTGACGGCCTCGGAGGCGTCCGCATAGTTAGCGTAAGTGGTGCCGTCGAACACGGCGGCGAGCGCCTGGATGATGCGATCGCGCGTAGTTTCCTGCGCCCAATCCATCAGCAGCGGGCGGGCCGCTTCCATCAGATCGATGTTCGGTTTTTCCAGCTCTTCGCGATCGAACTCAACCGCGTGCCGGCGATAGGTCGGCGTCAGCAAATGCGCGTAGTTGCCGATCTGTTCGCCGTTGCCGCGTAGCGTTTGACTGCCACTGACACCAGGGCCTTTCAGGCGAGTGACGAGTGGGATGGAGATTTTCTGGCGACCTTCCTTGATGACGATCGGCATCTTGGTATCGGTGCCGGTGTATTTCGCGAACGCACTTTTGCGCACGTACTCGCGGAAATAGTCCGAGAGGAAT